TACCCTGTATTGATAACTTGTTTGGTTGCCACCAGGTATATCTAATGTATGAATACAGTTGTAAAGTTGAAAGAGTGGTTGATGGAGACACTTGTGATGTCGTCTTGGATCTTGGCTTTGATATTCTTTATAGGTCTAGGGTTCGTCTATATGGTATTGATACTCCCGAGTCACGTACTCGTAACAAAGATGAGAAAGCTAGAGGAAAACTGGCTAAAAATTTCTTAGAGGAAGCAATAGCAGAAGGCGATAAAGTCGTAATACAAACCAAGTTAAAAGATTCAAAAGGAAAATTTGGCAGAGTTTTAGGTGACGTCGTAGTTGATGACGTCAACATCAACAAACTTATGATACAGTGCCATCTTGCAGTTGCCTATCACGGCCAATCAAAAGATGATGTAGAGGCCGAACACATGCGAAACAGAGACATTCTCATAGAGAAGGGTCTTCATACACCAATAGACTGATGGACCAAGCAGTTCAATTTATTAATGAAGTAGGCTTCCCGATAGCTGCCGCGTTGGGTTTGGGGTTCTTTATTTGGAAACTTATTAACCGTATCATTGACGGTATGGAAACTAAAGTTGACGTTCTTGACGACAAGGTTGCAGATCAGATAGAACAAATGGAACAAAGACTAGGAACAAAACTAGACTCCCAACACGGTATTTTGGTCGCCCTTATAGATCGTGTCAGAAGTTTAGATAACGAAATAATACGTCAAGACACACTTATTAAAACCATACTAGGTGTACCGCAGTTAATAGATAGCAATAAAATTGCAAAAGCGGACCGAGATGACCAACGAAAAGACTGATGAATTTAAACGATAGTATATTTTTTATAATAGGCACCACAATCATTTTATTGGTAGTTGCAATTCAACAAATACAAGCTGACGAAATGGTGCATGAATTTAAAAACCCTTCGTTTAGTGGAGTTGGTACGTCTAGTCATTATCTTACTATTGAAAATCAAGAAACTAATCGTAAACAAGCTATCAAAGATGAAATAGAAGCCTTACGTGACGAACTAGAAAGAGAAAAGACCAATACTGTTGAAGCAAGGTTTATGAGAAACCTGACCAGCAGAATATATGCAAACCTAGCAAGACAAATAGAAGCATCTTTATTTGGTGAAGAAACAAGTAAAAGTGGATCTATGGAACTGGATGGCAACACTATAGAATATGAAATTACAGACGAGGAAGTAAGAGTTACTATTACTGATGAAGACGGCAATGTTACAGAGGTTATTGTTCCCATTGGCGGTTTCACTTTCTAGCTGTACGCTAATGATTGATCCCCTTGCGAATAATTTACCACCTTTTGAAAACGTACAAAAAGCAACCGTAGAGTCTTTATATACAGATTTATCAGATATTGGTGAACCTGTTAGAAAGCCAGTCATAGCTGTATATCCTGACGGTTTCAAAGATCAAACAGGACAGCGCCGATCGAATTCAAAATACGCCACATTTAGTACAGCGATTACCCAAGCACCTCACGCTTACCTTATACGCGCACTTAAACACTCCAACTTCTTTGAGGTAGTAGAAAGGGTATCACTAGATGCGGTTACAAAAGAGCGACAGTTGATACGATCTACAAGAGAAACATTTGAAGAAGAACAAAAACTTATGCCGCTTAAATTTGGAGACATGATAATGACTGGTGGTGTTTTGTCTTATCAAGCAAATATAAGCTCTGGAGGCATGGGTGCCAGGAATTTAGGTATTGGCATGTCACGTCAGTTTAGAGAGGACATACTGACAGTGAGCCTTAGAACAGTTTCAGTAAGCACTGGTAGAGTGCTTTTTGAAGTATTGGTTACTAAAACCGTATTGTCTGCATCGTTGGATAACGACGTATTTAGATTTGTATCAGACAATACAGAATTGGTAGAATTAGAAGGGGGCGCGGTAAAAAACGAGCCGACCAGTATTGCTTTGCAGATGGCTATCGAGACAGCCGTTGCAGAGACAATCAAACAAGGCTTAGAAAATAAATACTGGAGGTTAAAAGAATGAAAAGACTTTTAATTATTATGATTATGTCTGCACCCCTTTTTGCAGCAGACAACGAAATATTTGTTGATCAAAGTTCAGGATCTTCAAATTCAAATATGGATTTAGAACAACTCGGTTCTGGAAACATAATTGGAGGTATAGATGCTGTAGCAGGCACAATGACTGCTCTTGATTTAGACGGTACTGCTATGACTCTTGATATTAACCAAATAGGAGACAGTAACAAATTTTTAGGTGACATCACCGCAGATTCATATACTGGCTTTTTTGAATTTGATGGTAACAGCAATACCTTTAACATGAATACAGACAAAACTAACACCTACGGTGCAGACTCATCCAATATTAATGTTGATGTCACGGGCAATAGCAATACGTTCACTTTGAATCACGCTACCGTTGCTTTAGCAAGTACTCTTGACCTTGATTGGATTATAAATGGATCAAGTAACAGTATTACTTCTGCCATAGACATAGATGGTGCTACAAACTATATGGATATAGACGGTTCTGACAATACTGTCACATATGATGGTGATGGTTACGCAGGTGGCTACTTTTGGTTAGACCACACAGGTAGTAATAGAACTTTTAATATTCAACAACAAAGTACATTAGACAATGACTGGCTTAAGATTATTAGCACTGGTTCTACTACTAGCACCGTTTGCGTTATTCAAAACGACCAAGGTACTAGCACAAGCTGTTGATATTGGAAGTATTAGCGAACTAAAAGGCAACGCGCAAGTAGTCAGAGACAAGCCGTATGGAGCTGAGTTGGCTTTTCCAATTCAGCAAATGGATAACGTCAAAACTGAGGCTGGTCGCGTAGCTATCACATTTGAAGACGATACTATCGTTAGGGTGATGGACCATAGCAAATTAGTTATCAACTCTTACATTTACGATCCTAACCCAGCAAAGAGTGAAATGGCCTTACGCTTTGCTTCAGGAACGGCTAGATTTGTTACAGGTAAATTTAACAATAAAAAAGCCATACGTATAAAAACGCCAAGCGCTGACGTGTATGTAAGAGGTACGGATTTTACAATAACGACCACTCCTGAAACTGGCAGTTCTCTTGTCATACTTTTACCCGATGAAAACGGCAATCCTAGTGGGGAGATAGTGGTTGAAACAGCGATGGGCCAAGTCATATTAAATCAAGCATACCAAGCGACTACTGCGATGACTTACAATCAAGCTCCGTCAAAACCTGTAATCTTGGATATATCTTTGGAATTTATAGACAACATGCTAATTGTTAATCCACCTGATGAAAAACAAAATCTATCCGAGGAGCAACAACAAGTTGGTTCAGCAGATTATTTAGATTTTGCAGATTTAGATATAGATTTTTTAGCAGAAGATTTTTTAGATAATGAAGCAGATCTGGAGTTTACTGAATTAGATATCAATTACTTAGATGTAAACTTTCTTGAAGACCTTTTAAATATTATTGACGCTTTAGCTGTTGACGAAGAAGAAGACCAATTAAGTAAACTTGCTACAGGTATTACAATCGCTGGTACGGATATAGGTCAAGATAAAGATACTCAAATTACAACTATAATTACTGGTCAAGTTGTAAGTGTACGTAGATCGGTAGGCGATACTTTTAGATTGGATTTGGACGGATCAAGTGCCTATACGCTAATTCTTTTTCAAAATGGCGTAGAAAATGTAGTTAAAGTAAATGGTGGATCTTCTAATACAATTACCATAAAACAAGGTAGCTGATGAAAAAATATACATTACCAATACTTTTTGCGCTTTTGATGACGCCACTAGCTTTACAATTTACACCTCTTGAGATACTCAAATTAAAAACTTTTGACACTTTTGTTGCAAAACAAGAGCCTACAGGTAATTTTGTAATTCTTGATATTAACGAAGAAGACATAGAAAAAGAGGGAGGTTGGCCTTTGCCGCGTCAGCGTTTGGCTGAAATACAAATAGATCTTTTAGAGGCTGGCAGTTTTGGACAAGCCTGGGCATTTACGTTTCCGCAGCCAGATAGAATGGGTGGAGATGTAGCGTTTTCTGAAGCTCTCAGCTACGGCCCTTCTGTATTGGCGATGTTTGAAAACGATAACGAAAGTTATCCGCCAACGGTAGGTACAGTTATTCTGGGTGAGGATACGGGAGGTGGTTATCAAGCCAGAGGCGTCATAGAAAATATAGAGATACTCAAGAATAACGCATCTCAAGGCGTCGCGTCAGCACCTACAGATGTGGATGGTTTAGTAAGACAAATACCGTTACTGTTGCGAACTGCTGATGGGTTTGCGCCAAGCTTTGCAATAGAAATACTCAAACAACTTACAGGTCAAGATACATACATTATAAATATGACTGATGGTGAAATTAGAGTACCATCACTACCACCTATATCTGTAGATCCATTGATGCGTAAATGGGTAAGCTACGTAAACACTCCTATTATAAATTTGAGTGATATCTCACTAGCTCAAGATAAATATGTAATTATTGGCACAAGTGGAGGGGGCATTTTACCGCAGGTGCCTACACCCAACGGTCTGATGAATCCTCATCATTTACAAGCTGCTTTAGCTGAATCCATTTTATTGCCAAATTCTCCAAAAATACCCGAGTGGCATTTAGCGTCAGAGCTTTTGATATTCACCATATTTATTTTGCTTGCTTGGTATCTAACACAAAAACTAAGTATGACTGTAGGTTTGATAGGTATATCTACAAGTTTGGTTGTAGTTGCGATTGGCGGCATTTACACCATCAAAAATGGTGTTTTGATTGACGTGACTTGGACCCTTATAAGTCAATTTATTGTTGGTAGCGTATCTTATTATCTAAAGTTCAGAGAACAATATAAGTTGCGACAACAGATTAAAAAACAATTTGAACACTATCTTGATCCAAGACAAGTCAAAGCTTTGCAATCTGATCCCAGTCTTTTAAAACTAGGTGGAGAAAAGAAAAGATGTACCTTTTTATTTACTGATGTACGTGGTTTTACTGCGATGAGCGAACACATGGATCCCGAACAAGTGACTCAAATTATGAATCAAGCTCTCACTATTCAATCAGACGCAGTAAAAAAGTACGAGGGTATGGTAGATAAATATATAGGCGATGCGATGATGGCCATATTTAACGCTCCTATAGATTTGCAAAATCACGAACAAGCAGCCGTAGAGTGTGCAAAAGAAATACAAAAACAATTTGCCGAATCGGATGTAGGCGTATCAATAGGGATTGGTATAAATACAGGAGAAGCAGTCATAGGAAACATGGGTAGCAATACAAGATTTGACTATAGCGCTATAGGAAGTGCTGTTAATATTGCTGCTAGGTGTGAATCTAGCTGCAAGACTGTAGGCAAAGATTTAATAATTGCAGAGGAGACTGCAAAAAATTGTAATTTTGAGCTAAAATCGTTACAACCAATAGAAGTTAAAGGTATTAGTGAGCCTTTAAAAATATTTACTTTGGAGGATATATGAAAGCACTACTTAAAAACTTAGTTGGATCAGTAGCACCCACACTCGGTACAGCATTAGGCGGGCCTATGGGGGGCATGGCTGCAAACATGATTGCAGATGTATTGGGTTGTAAGAACGAACCTAAAGAAATACAGAAAGCTATAGACAATGCTACACCCGAACAAATGCTTGAGCTGAAGAAAGCTGAAGCTGAGTTTGAGGTTAAGATGAAAGAACTGGAAGTGGATGTATTTAAACTGGAAGTACAAGATACACAAAATGCCAGACAAACTTTTTCTAAAGATTGGACAGCCAGAATTATAGGTATTGCTGTTATTGGTGGATTTATGGGATATATATTCTTAGTCACCATCCAGCCACCCGAACAGAACTCAGAGGCTTTAATCAATTTGGTTCTTGGATACCTAGGTGGTCTAGCTTCAGCCATTATTAGTTTTTACTTTGGGGCATCCAATACACCAGGCAAAGACGACTAAAATGAATATTTCTGAAGAAGGTATATCTTTAATAAAAAACTACGAGGGTTGTCGTTTAGAAGCGTATCAAGATTCGGTAGGCGTTTGGACAATTGGCTACGGACATATCAAAGATGTAAAAGAAGGCGATAAGATAAATCAAGACGAGGCTGAACATTTACTTAAAGAAGAAATGCCTGAATACGAAGGTTATATAAATAATATGGTCGAAGTACCACTAGAACAATGTCAGTTTGATTCGTTAGTATGTTGGGTGTATAACTTGGGACCAACCAATCTAAAAGAGTCTACTTTGCTTCGTATATTGAACGAAGGAGATTACGGTGGTGTGCCAGAACAAATAAAAAGATGGAATAAAGCAGGTGGCGAGGTTTTAGCAGGTTTAGTCAAAAGAAGACAAGCAGAGGCAAATTTATTTGAAGGAAAAGAGTGGGAGAAAATCTAAATGCCATATTCAAAAGTACAGTTCAAGCCAGGTATATACAGAGAAGGGACAGCGTATAGTGCCGAGGGAGGTTGGTTTGATTGTAATTTAATTAGATTTAGAGAGGGTAGAGTAGAAAAGTTTGGGGGTTGGCAAAAACTAACAACAGAAACATACAAAGGAACTGCTAGAGCGTTACACAATTGGATTTCTTTAGGAGGCAACAA